CAAATCCAGACAAAGTAAATACGCAGAAACGTGCGTATCGAAAAGCCAATCTTGAAAAAGTGAAGGCGTGGAATCTCGCAAACCAGAAACTGCATCGCGCTTCCGCCAACGTGCGTAACCGCAGATGGCTTGCTGCTCATCGGGAACAATCGAGAGCGGCAACTGCTGCATGGCAGAAATCTCATCCTGAAATGGTGGCCGCTAAAGCAGCGCAGTACCGTGCTGCCAAGCGTAGCCAATTGCCAGCTTGGGCCGATCTCTCGTCCATCGACATGATTTACCGCGCAGCGGAAGTGATTCGCACCACTGGTTTTGAGGTGCATGTGGATCACATCATTCCGTTGCAAGGAAGATCTGTGTGCGGTCTTCACGTTCACAATAACCTTCAGATCATTCAAGCGAACGCAAACCGATCAAAGTCAAATCACATCCACTCTTGAATCAGGAGAAACATCATGACGATGACTTACTACGGCAGTACCTCTCCGAGCACTTCGGCAAACCCGCCTGTGCAGTTGCACTCTGTCATCGGGGGAAAGATTCAGCACCCCGGCGATCTGAGCACGGCACCGACTGGTGGGCAGTTGTGGTTCTACGCGTCCACGAACGCAGTCGCCGATGTTGTCGGCGTCGGCGTCTTCACGGACGGCGGGGCACTCGGCATGCAGAACGGGGATCACCTGTTCGGCAAGCTGATCTCGAGCGCAGGCACCACGTCGATCCTGCAGTACCAAGGAACGCTCGTGTCGACGAATGGCGTTGCTTTCCAGCTCGCCACGAATTACACGACGTAACCGAACACCCGGAGGGCTTCGGCCCTCCGGCTTCCCAACTCTGAGGAGAAATAAATGGCAACAGCAGCAGCGGTAAAGCAGGAAAAGAAGGGTTCGCCGGTCCTGATGCCTGAGCGCATCGACTTGGCTGAGTTCAAGCTGAACGACTGGGTGGCGGATCTTCCGAACAGTGTCACGCTCGAGGAAGCGATGGAGCCGTCCTACTGGGCGCACACGGCGGAGCGCATGAATCCTGGCGACCACATCAGGGTACGCGCAGAAGACGGTTCGTGGATCGCCTACCTCATCGTCGTGTACTGCGAGAGAACCTACGCTCGTGTCGTGCTCGACCGCGTGGTGAAGCTCGGAACAGACACCAGCATACCGATCACCTCGCTCAAGCACCGCGTCGAGTGGAAGGGAACGCTGCACAAGCACAGCGTGATACGCCTGTCCGACTCGGAGATGATCCGCGATGGATTCAGAACCAGAGAAGAAGCTGCAGTATGGCTCTCTGATCACGAGAAAACACTGGGGCGGTAAATGGCTACCAGCCAACTCCAACTCTACAACGACGCGCTGCTTCTGATCGGAGAGCGCACGATCGCCGCTCTGACTGACGAAACCGAGGGGCGACGGCTCCTCGATGTCGTCTGGTCGAACAATGGTGTCGATGGGTGCTTGGAGGAGGCGCAATGGGAGTTCGCCATGCGCACGGTCAGGATTGACTACGACCCGAGCATAGTTCCTGACTTCGGGTATGCGCGCGCGTTCGATAAGCCGACGGATTGGATACTCACCTCGGCCGTATGCTCGGATGAGTTTTTCAAGGTTCCGATCCTGAGATACGTAGATGAGGCAGGTTTCTGGTATTCGGATCAGGACGAGATTTACGTCAGGTACATCTCGAACGACCCGACTTATGGGATGAACTTGGCTCTTTGGCCTCGCTCGTTCACCGAGTTCGTTGCTGCGCACTTCGCCTCCAAGATCGTTCTGAAGATTTCCAACGACGAGGCGCGCACAAGATTGTTCAACAATCCGGATAATCCTGAGCATAGCATTCGCGGTCGCGCGTTGCTGAACGCCAAGTCGCGCTGCGCAATGGCAAGCCCTACGTCCTACCCGGCGCAAGGTCAGTGGAGCCGCTCCAGAACGAGAGGGGTCGCTCGCAGAGATGGTGGCGGAACGAGTGGAAACCTGATCGGCTGACATGCGCCAGAGACAGGCATTCTACGCGTTCAACAGGGGAATCGTATCTCCGCTGGGGCTCGCTCGCGTAGACCAGAAACGCATCGCCATGTCGGCGGAGGTGATGACGAACTGGGTCGCAAGGGTGCTCGGATCTATGGCGCTGCGTCCTGGACTTGGCTACATCGGGGCGACAAACGCAAATGCTGCAGCGCGTTTCGTTCCGTTCGTATTCGGAACAACCGACACGTCGCTTGTCGAGTTCACTGATTCGACGATGCGCGTATGGATCAACGATGTCCTGCTGTCTCGCTCATCGGTTGCGACGACGGTAACGAACGGCACGTTCAGCGGAAACATCAACAACTGGACTGACAGTTCAGATTCCGGTGGGGCTATCGCCTACGACGCGCCGTACATGAAACTCACCGGGAACGGAACGGCACGAGCTATCGCGTCTCAGGCAGTGACGGTCGCAGGAGGTGATCAAGCAACCGAGCACGGTCTGCACATAGTCATTCAGCGTGGCCCGGTGACGTTCAAGGTAGGAACATCTCTCGGCGACGGAAGTCTTGTAGGGCAGACGGTCCTCGACACCGGCGTTCACTCACTTGCATTCACGCCTAACGCAGCGACGTTCTACATCCAGTTCATCAGTGCCGCAGCATATAAGGTGCAGGTGACGAGTTGCGTCGTCGAGTCCGCTGGCGTAGTCACCATTGCGAGCCCGTATCTGGCGGCAGACCTGAGCAGCATCCGTTACGACCAGTCTGGAGACATCATCTTCCTGGCTGGCGGTGCGACTGCGTATCAGCAAAGGAAGATCGAACGTAGAGGTACGAGGCCAGGTGCGCGGGGATGGTCGCTGTCTATTTACCACGCAGACGATGGACCGTTTAAGGCACCGAACGTAACTCCTTCGACGATCACTGCCAGCGCTCTGACAGGAGACATAACGCTGACAGCTTCCACACCCGTCTTTGAGAGTTCTGATATTTCCACGATTTTTTCATTGACCAACCAGGTCGCCGGCGTGAGCAAGAGCATCACAGCGGAGAATAATTTCTCTACTGGGCTCAAAGTGACTGGCGTAGGCGCAAGTAGATCAATAGAAATAACCATCACTGGAACGTGGGTTGCCACCGTTGTATTGCAGAGCGCACCCGACAACTCAACGTGGGCGGACGTGCCCGGAGAGATATGGAACGGCAACATAGCCGGTCCGTACTTGGATGGCCTTGACGGCCAGACGATGTACTACCGCATCGGAGTGAAGACAGGAGGATTCACGAGCGGCACCGTGCAGGCTGCGCTCACGTTCACGAGCGGCACCATCACTGGCGTTGCAAGGATCACCGCATTCTCCAGCAGCACGTCCGTGTCTGCGCAAGTGCTGTCAGACATCGGTTCGACATCGGCTACTGCTATCTGGTCTGAGGGCGAGTGGGGAAGCGTGAACGGGTGGCCGACTGCTGTGAGATTCCACGAGGGCAGGCTCTGGTGGAGTGGGCACAATGGCGTATTCGGATCTGTCTCCGACAATTACTACAGCTACAACCAAGAAGTAATCGGAGACGCTGGGCCGATAAACCGAACGATCGGCTCTGGTCCGGTCGACAGCATCAACTGGCTGCTTTCACTGCAGCGCATGGTGATCGGAGCGCAGGGTGCAGAGTTGTCGGCTCGGTCGTCTGCCATCGACACACCATTGACGCCTACCGACTTCGCGCTGCGTACCTGTTCCACACAGGGATCTGCATCCGTCGACCCGGTGAAAATTGACTTGGACGGTATCTTCGTCGACCGCACCTCTACGCGCGTCTACAAACTATCGTTCGATCTCCGCAACTACCTGTCGCCAGACTACTCAGCGACCGACCTGACGGCAGTGGTTCCTGAGTTAGGGCTGCCGGGGATCGTGCGCATGGCGGTGCAGAGAAAGCGTGACACTCGCATCCACGCCATTCGCTCGGACGGTACAGTGATGCTGGCGATCTTCGACACCATCGAGGACGTGCTGTGTTGGCAGAACGTAACATCGACTGGCGCATCTGGAGTCATCGAGGATGTAGTGGTTCTACCA